AAGACTTTGGGTTACATGCTTATGCACGCCGGTATGTTCGGTGGTGTTAGAGGCCTTCCTTTCATTGGCGCTGTAGCCGGCGCGTTCTCATTATTCTCTGGTGGTGAAGAGCCGGAAGATATTGAACGCATTATTGGCGAGTACATTGAAGACGAAGCCCTAGCAACCCTAATAGCAAGAGGTTTACCGTCGCTTATAGGTATCGACATGTCAACCAAGTTAAGCCAAGATAAAATATTCCACCCTGCGCCGTTCGTAGACTTCGAAGCGTCCCAAGAGGGAATTAGAGATGTGTTCTTTGGTACCCTACTAGGCCCGACAGCTAACACAGCGTCCAACGCGGTTCGTTCTGTAGAGTTCGCATCCGAAGGGAATCCGTATCGTTCTATTGAGTCGGCTATGCCTAAAGGTATCAAAACCATTATGGAAGCGTGGAGACTTGGTACTGAAGGGTACTCTCTTAAAAACGGAGACATCCCTGCTGACCCAAGCCAATTTAACAAACTAACGTTGATTGCCCACGCGTTAGGTATCCCTGCTAAAGACGTTAACAAAATCAAATGGACAAGAGGTCAACAGTATGAGTTGGCTGAATACTTCAGTAAGGAGCAACAGTCTATTAGAAACGAGTACATACGCGCTGATAAAGCAGGTGACTATGATAGGATGTCCGAACTGGAAGACGAGTTCGATAATTTACAAGATGCTAAAGACGGCGTTAGACCATTCTTCAATGACAACTATGGGTCACTTAAGCGAACTTCTATTAAGTCGCTTATATTGGCTCCGGTGAAACAAGAGCTACGCCAAGGTAAATACGCTAGAGAGCTTGGAACAGACTAAACGATAAATCGCCCGCCGTGGCACCGGCTAACGTGCCAACTTAAGACCCGGTTACTCTCTTTTCCGGGTCTTTTCTTTAGTGGTAACACAAATAAGGAGCCCGTCTCGTGGGCTAACCGGTTGAACCTCAGTTTGTAGTAAACACACAAGAGGGGTATCTTGCAAGGAAATAGGAAACTGTCTCAACTGCGGGTGTTTTTTCTGAAATAGCGCACCGCCCGCTGGCGCTAGGGGTTACTCTGTTTCTAATAAGGTTTCAGTTGCTACTCCCTCATCGGTTTCAACTAGATTAAGCGGGGCATTGTCCCCGAACAACTTACTGTAGTTAAACTCGTAGCACCGTGCTTGTCCACTTGGTACCGTAGTACCCGAACCGATGTAACACTTGGATGCAGGCTTACCGTCTGCGTTGTAAACCAAGTACCCACCACGGTCTAATTCTTCTTTCATTGTAGTTGGTGCTACACCATGTTCTTTACACCAATCGTTGACTGCTTTAGACGTTATGAATACTTTCTTGTCCTCAGTACAAACTCTACCGATAGCAGGTGCTCTTAAGAACTCTAAAGGAACTTCTTTCTTCTTGGCTCTAGCGTCACCAAATCGTAGTGTGATGATGAGTCGTCCCGGAAGCGTCGATATGAACTGAGCGATATGCTCGCCGATGTCGGTGTTGCTTTCCTTTCTACTCGCACGCATACGAACTACTTGGTCTAGCGCCCACTTTTTCATACCTGCTATGTCGAATGATATTAATCCAAGCTTCTCAGCAATTTTTGCCGCTACTATGGCAGTTACGATTGTATCTCTGTAGAAACGCTCTTTGTTATCTTCGTTGGACTTAGGGTTAAACTTACCTCTAGCCGCCGTAATTTGTTTGCGAACCCAATCGTGATTTTTAATAATAAATCTTAAGTAAGGTCTACACGCTTCGCCGTACACGTTGTCCATGTGGTCTTCAATAAACGACTGCGTTATGTCGGGGAACACGTCGGTTCTAAAGTTCTCCGGAAGTTGTACCTCGAAGAAACGTAGCTGAGTTGCTTCAACTCTGTAACCCGCAGGTAACTTACTAATGTTTTCGTGGAGTGAGTCATTACTAGTAATGAAACTGTTCTTAAACCACTGACCACCAACTGTGGAAAACTTACCATTAGAACCTAGACGCTCTTTGTCACGTCCGTTAGCAAGTGCATAACCCGTTCGTGTTAACTCATCCGGTGCTCTACCCGAGAACTCATCTAGCAACATAGGTAGGGAACCCATAATTGCGATACGTTTAATCGCAGCGTTCAACGTGGAACCCTGCTCACCCGTTTGGCGTTCCATGTACATGGGGTTGCCGTAAAATCCACAAGCAATTTTAGCCGCCGTCGACTTACCTGTACCACCATGGCCGGTGAAAGCGAGAGGTAAACCATGCCAGTTAGAGGAACCCATTAGTTCCACTAGTGCTGAACCCATGCTGTGACACAATGCAAATTGGAAAGGCTCTGCTCCCGGTCTGTTGTATAAAGTATCTATGTTAGCCGCCCACTGCTCTAACGTTCCGGAAGTACCGAAGTCGACCGCCGCGTCTGCAGGGATGTCGGGGTCACATAGAACATCCTCTATACCATCTAACTTAATCATCTTGGTTCCCATAACAAAACCTTTACGGTCGTCTGTCCAACCAAACTGTTTATACGTCTTGGTTTCCATGCGCCAAGCTTGGAGTGTTTCAATAAGCCCTTCTGCAAATTCAGCCATGTCGTTCCTCGATTTGTTTGTTCTCATTAAGAAGACTTCGTGAGACGCTAGTGTCTTCGCCATCATGTCAGTAGACGCTAACTCAGATGTAGGCATAAAGAACTCACGCCATCTACCGTTCTTCTCTTTTGCTCTCCAATGGATAACCCAAGTGCCTTCTGAGTCTTGTATGCGATTCAGTGGGTAGATGAACGACCTACAAAAAGGCCTCCAATGTACGACGCCGTCGTCGTCTTTGATCGACCTAGCCAACGACGTACCGTTCCACCTATAACCGTTGGCAGGCCAATAAGGGATTTTCTTCCCCTCAATCACCGGAACAGTCCTTGTAGGTGGAACACTGTCAGCACCCGTGTCTTCCTTAACGGAGTCGGCGTTTTCCTTGTTACCTAACTGAATTGAGAACTTGCACTTGTCTACCATCTTGCAGTCTTTCATACACTCGATGTGTTTATCCATCTCAGCACATGAGGTCGGCCCGAACTCCCACTCGTCTATCTTCGCTTGGGTTTCTTCGTACGTGTACCCCTTGTAACCTTTACTCCAATCGTGGATTAACTGTTCGCCATTCTCACAGTGTTTAACTACGCCTATTGCTCTGTGCCAATGAGGTTCCGGTATGTCACCTTTCTTGTCACGAAACTCACGAATAGCTCGACAGTGTTCAGCAATTACGTTAGCATCCGCCGTCGGGTAGTCTCCTATAGCCGCCGCAAACGGGTTGGACGACTTGGTTTTGTCGTAGCTGTTACTTGGTGCAGGTTGTACGTTGTTTTCCTTGATGTACCCTTGGAGTCTACTTCGTATAGTATCCACTGGGTACTGCTTACCTAATTTAACTAACTTGACCTCAATTGGTGGGTTAGTCTTTCGGTTATGCGTACCTACGGGACGGAGTATACGTGCGCTGTCCATGTCGACGGCTCTGTCAGCCCTAAGCTGTAGATGAGTCGTGACGTCACGTTTAAGCGACGACAGTTCTTTCCAAACTTCAGAGTCTACATCTTCGTCTAATGAGAAGTAACAGTGGTATCCACCGCCGGAAGACGTTATAGTTGGCGTTAACTTAAGTACCTTTGCTAACTTTACTATATCCGCAAGGGCATCGTCTCGCGTCGCGTACTTCTTTTTGTCGTCAGCGCCTACGTCGAAGTCATCGTATATAGACCGACACGCAACTACGTTCTCTTGAGTCCTTATGCGTTTCTTCTTTTTCCTCTCATCTTCATACCAATCATTAAATGAGTTAACCGCAAAGTAAACGGTTTCCCCTTGGTCATCGAAAAACTCAGCAGCTTGTGCCGCGTGTAGAGCGCTATCGTACTTCTTGTATTTAAACCAAACTCCACCTTTACCTGTTGGTGTCGCTAGTGCTATTATCTTGTTCCCTTTTTCGGGGAGAATTAAATCTAAAAATTGTTGAGTCCTCATGTCCCACCTAGTATGTTTTTGTAGCGCATAAAAAACCGGGGGAGTCCCCCGGTTCGCCCTTAAGTGGGTTTAGTCGTCGAAATCTAAACCATCCAACGCATCATCTACGTCATCAGTTTCTTCGGCGACCTTCACATCTTTTAGGTCAACCTTCTTTTGTTTCTTGAAATCAAACGTTGGGACAAACTCATCCCCGCCCTCTGACTCATTGTACTCCACTAGTTCGACTACTTGAACAGCTTGTAACTCGAGTGACGTGTTTTGTTTACCGTCGCGAGTCCATGTGTGTGCTGAGCACTGAATATTACATACCGAACCGTTACCGATAAGTTCTTTAAACGGGTTGCCGTAGATGTCTACCACTACCACCGGCTTCTTAGGTTTACCACCTACACCGAACGTCGTTGACTTCTTCAACTTAACTTGTCGAAGTCCTTCTTCCAACACTAAGTCGTGTTCTTGGTTACGTTTAAACTTAGGGAACAGACTGGTTTCTTTATATGCGTCTGCTTGTACATCAGAAAGGATTGCTTGCACAGTCCAATTGCTAGTACCCTCACCTTGGTAAGGTGGCTCTGAGTTATCTTCTTGTAGTTTCGCCCAACTTACTTTCACGTTTTCAAACGCGTATTTAGCTATTTCGTTAGCCATATTACTTCTCCTTTTTAGTATTAATCATCAAAATCTAAGTTGTCTAAAGCGTCTTCTATGTCGTCATAGTCTTCTACTTTAGCCGTCTTAGGTTTTTCTACTTTCTTTACAACTTCCGACTTTGGTTTAACCTCAACCGGCGCTTTCTCAGCCTTTTCTTCTTTAGGGGCAATCGCAAAACCCCCTACGTTATCAATAGGAGAATCAATCACAGCAGTTATTCTGTCTATGGTTTCCTTCTCTGTATTAACTACTTTGTCCACCGTAGTGAGTTCCGCTTCTTCAATGAACCTCACCGCTTTGAACGTCAACGACGGATACTCTTTGGTATCGTCGAACCCTAGTTGTGTTACCACGTACATCGGGTCAACACCCCTCTTGGATAACTGTGCACCGTAAGCACCTAATGTCTTAAGCGCAGTCGCTGATACTTTGAGTAGCATAGGGTCGTCTATGTTGTCTGCTGTAGCAACGCACAACCTCATTGAGTCTGAGCACGCCTTACCCTTACCACCTCTGTCAGTTATACGAGACCCCCATTGACTGTGAGGACATATAGAACACTTCTTAGACTGAGGTGCATCCGCATGTTCCGAAGGTGTAGTACCATTGTTTGAGTAGCACGATGGTTTACTGAAACCGCCTTCTTCGTACCCATCAACGTAGTACGCCTTAGATTTATTTGGGTTACTTGCTAAGATGACAACATCTAGCGTGTAGTCGCTTAATAGGTTTCTGTAGTTGCCTTCTTCTACGTGGAACTCCCCACCTTTCGTCGACAACGTTTTAATTCCACCACCGCCACCTGCCGCCGCGAAAGGATTACTACCGCTAAACATACCTTTAAGGTGCGCAGGCATTTTACTTAGTGTGGTTGTACTCATTTTCGTCTAAAGTTTATGACTTGGGTTTCACTCCAATTCACACCCGGTGGTAGGTCTGCGTTCTCTTCTTTGTACTGTAATACCGCAGTCTTATTAACTCGTCGCTCTAGCATTTCCCAAGCGTCATCTTGTTTGATGTGCTCAAGTAGTGCGTCCCAATCACCAACTGTTGCTGATACTCTCGTGGAACGGTACGCTGTACCAACTCCATTAGAAGACACGTTGTCTATACCACGTTCGTTGAAACGCTTTAAAAACTCTATCTCAATATTACTTTGTTTATCTTTATCTCCTGCGTCGTCTACGTTGTAGTCCGCTTTTCTACGGGCTCTACGGTCACGCAACGCGATGAACATTTTCAATAATGAAACGTCATCTAGTTCACTTGCTTTCGCCATTACTACTCTCCTTTTTATCTACTAACCAAAAATTGATGTCTTCTTCATCCCAACGCAGTACCTTAGGAGATACTCGTATCGGTTGGGGGAAGCTGACTTCTCGTCTGCGTAATGAGGGTAACGCCCCCTTACTAATACCTAATTTTTCCGAAACTTCTTCGGGTGTAAGTAAGTTCATCTGAGTTTAAATCCTATTATATGAGTGCAAGAGCGTACATATTATACTAAACAATTTAGTACGTCAAGCGATATGTTCGCCTCTGTGTGCTTTTATTTCATCGAGTAAAGCACCCTGCATTTTCTGCTTGTTTTTAAGCCTTGTGTACATGCGTTTCTCGACTTTTGTACCCTCAAGCATGATGATAAAATTATTCATTTTTTGCCCCGGTCTGTTGATACGACCGTTCGCTTGCTCAAAGGTTTCGTTGGATGTAACACACGAGTACCAAATAATTGTACTCGCAGCCGTTAACGTCAGTCCATGAGACATAGCCGCTGGTTGAGCCACGATAACTTTTAGGTCTTTCCCTTTTTGGAAATCCCCGAATATTCGATCGCGGTCATTCTTTTTAACCCCGCCATAAATAACTTCTACTGTGAAGTGCTTACTCAGTTCTTTTGCTACCATCTTAACTGAGGAAACATACGGTACGAACACAATGACTTTACCTTCCGCCGCAGTAATGATGTCCTTGGTTTCTTTTATCCTTGGGTTAGATGGTATTGTTACTTCGGAACCGTCGTCAGCGTAAACAACACCACATGCAATCTGAATTAACTTAGCCATCTTGACTGCCTCATTAACCGCTGTGATAGCCCCACTGTCTGCTTGAGTCTGTAGACGGGTCATCATCTCATTGTAAGCTTTGTTCTGTTCCTTGGTTAAACTAACCTGCCTAGTTTCGTACAGTAGAGGTGGTAAATCCATACACTCGTCTCTAGTAAACCTAACTGACGGTTGCATAATATTTTTAACCACGTCTAACGCATCGGGTTTAGGTTGCCATATAAACTGAGTTATCTGACGCATCACTTGCATCTTGAACCTATTAAAGTAAGGGGGTACGTTATCGGGTACTAGAAGTCTACACTGTGCCCAAGCGTCAGTCGGGGAGTTAGGTGTAGGTGTACCGGTCATACCCCAACAAGACCTTTTGTCTTTGTGTCTGTTGATTACGGTATTTAGTATTTTCCACTTATCAGTTCCCGCATTACGAGCGCACTGAGCAATTTCGTCGACTACGACTATGTCGATGTCTTGTCTGGTGCGTAGGTCTTCTTCAATTATAGCAACGCCATCATGGTTGATAATGTACACGTCTACATCTTGAGCGAGTAACTTCTTACGTTTAGTCCGTGTCCCATGCACTACTGTGAACGTTAGATGTGGGAAGTGGTTGAATATCTCGTCCGCCCAAGTTCTTTCCAACGTGGACAACGGTGCTATTACTAGCATCTTGTTTAGTTTCCCTACGCTTTTAAGATAGTCGTACGCCCATAGCGACGCTAACGACTTACCGGTACCTAACTCACTTAAATTGAACGCTCTCTTATACATCGTCAAGAAAGCGGCGGCTTCTAGTTGAGCCATAAACGGCTTGAACCTACCCGGCCAATCATAGTGGTGTCTTATCGGTGCAGGTGCATCGAAACCTAAGTTTCGTAGTACCTTGGTTTCTTCTATCCTATGAGGCACTGCTACTAGAGTTTTACCTTTTACTTTTATCGTCTTAGCTGACGTTATAACATTTAGTATCTTTTCGGGTTCTTTGACCTTAAGTACTAATACCTTCTTCTTTTTCCAAACTAACATTTTCCAACCCCTCAATTAACTTATCCAAATAGTGTTGTGCCTTATGTAGGTCTACAATACCGTTCTTTTCTTTGTACCGGCACACGTACTTAATGACGTTGCCTTCTAAGTAATTAAGGTTATTTGAGACTATGAAGTCCCAAGGCTGAATCTCAGTCTGGTAGTGTTTACCGCTGACCTGCCTATCGTTTGCTGACATTTATTTTCTCCCTTTTTTATACATCTCCGGGTTTTTCTTTCTCCACCCTCTATTTGTTTTCTGACTAACCACTCGTGTGTTTGCGTCTGTTGCGCTACCACCCTTCGCAAGTGGCTTCTTGTGGTCAACGTCTTTACCGTCTCCCTTCTTAACTGTACCTTTCGCTAACGCGTGGCGTCTTGCTTTGTTATTTGCCACTCGTTTCTTTTGAACACTAGGCTTTTTGTTGTACGCGGCCTTAGTACTCAGTGCCTTCTTCGATGTTTTTGCCATCTATTACCTCCTTAACTTGTTCGACGTCATCAACAACAATAGCAATACCTTCTGCCTTATTAATTCCGGCAATCTCTCTATCTTGGTTAGCTGTTGTGTTGTTCCTTTTGCCCGGTGACTTAACTTCAAAAGCCAAGAAATGACCTTTGTAACATACGAGTATGTCCGGACAACCTACTCGACCCATACCATTAGATACCGGCATGTAGTACCATGCTCCGGTAGTAACTAAGTATTCTTTAATCTTCTTTTTAACTCTACCTTCCGGTGTCATACCCATAACTTATACCCCGCAAAATTCACATAGTTTACTTCCTACGGGACACCAATTTCTGCATAACCCCGATGGTCTAGCCTGCCATTTATCTTCTTTGAAAGCCCTACCTAAACGCTCGGTTCTCGGTAAGAACTCAGACCATATCTCTGTGATGTCGTCTCTCGTGTATACCTCTTTGTCGAACTTACCTACTTTAAGCCAAATGAAACCGCAGACTATTTTATCTACCCAAGGGTAGTGGATGAACGCTAACGCCGCAAACAGTTTTAGTTGGTCTGAGTCGGGTTTGTGTTTACCCGTTTTCCAATCTAGTAGGTACGCTGTCTTAGAACCAACCACACCGATGTCGACGATACCTCTACACCATACGTCCTTCGCCATCCACTTGGTAGGTTTGAAGTTGGAGTTAATAGCCATCCTCTGCTCTACTATTCGCTTACCTTCATACGTGAATATCTTATCCACGTACTTGGCGTACTTCTGTAATTCTTTAGGTAACTTTTCCTTTTTGTTGGCGTAGTCCTCTAGGTGTTGGTGAACCTTGTTACCCCAAATAGACGCTTCGTGTTGTTTCTCGTGTGCTTCTTTAGTTACTCTAGTTAGTTGATATCTACGTGGGCACGTCTCGAACGCTGTTAGCGCTGAGTAACTCCACGGTTTAGTTAAAATCGATTTCATGTAATTCCTCACCTTTCTCTTTACGATTCCTAATACATTTATTCATGTAATGGTTGTAAGCGTCGTCGTACGTTATGCCTGCACCGCTTGATTCGACGATGTCAGCATATTCCTCTGCTTCTGCTTCACACTTTTCTAAGTAGTCTATTGCCATACTTCTCCTTCGTTTAGTTTAAAGACTTCCCCTAGCCTCTAAAAGAGTGTACCTTGTTAAATACACGTAGTGAGACTAATTCTTTATTATTTAGCGTCACCGTATGTGTCAGCGATGTCTCCTTCGCTCCACGTAAGGAGTTCCGGCCACCAAGTGGGTGGCGTACGCATTATATTTTGAACCATGTCAAGCGTCGCTTGCGCTTTTTCTTCTGGCACTACGTAGACGAGTTCGTCATGCACCATCAACGCGGGTATGAGTCGTGACACACGCTGAACTTCTAAGGCGTTATCGGCTATTACGTTTCGTGCTAAGTGCTGAACGATGTTCTCCACTATTTTCCCTGCGTATATTCGAGCCTTGTTTCGTCCATCTCCGTATATAAATTCAGTTCTGCCCGTCTCCTCGTTAAGTTCTGTACGCAAGTTAGGGTATCTAATTACACCTTTAGGAGTTTGCAACCCCTCCGGTATCGGGTACACCATACCCCAAGGGTCTAGTGAACCTCCCGTAGCACCTCGCATAATTGTAGGCAACGCTTTGTGGCAGGTGCGCCATGCTCTAGTAATATCTGAGTAAGACCTCCTCCACGTATCGACGATGTCTTTTGATTCGTCTAAGTCTATGTCTACACCGCCCATAAGTTTCGCTACTTTTTGGAACGTTACGTGTCCTGCTCCAAATCCTAACCCTAAGTGGGCAACTTTACCGACTTGTCGTTGCTCCTTGGTCACCTCACTTTGTCGTACACCATATAATGTACTCGCGAAGTCCTTGTATAAGTCTGCGTTCTCTGTGTCTGCTTGGAACATCTCCATGCTAGACGGAACTTTCCACAAGAAATGGTTAACCCGTAACTCAATACCCGATAAATCTGCCACAACTACCTTGTAGCCTGGCGGAGCTCTAAGTGATTTACGTAGTGCATCTGATAGTCTAGGATTGTATGGATTGATACGAGGAAGGTTTTGTGGATTGTATCCCCAACCCGACCATCTACCGGTTGTGTCCGCCCCGTAGTACCGTAGTGGGATAGGTATCTTTTTCTGTGGGTGGGCGTTAGACGCAGTTAGGAATGATTGTATACGAGTCTGCAATATCGTACTCTTAGCGTCGAGCCTCGCACCGGCAGCCGCGGATACTAACGGGTTGTCGTGTTCTTGTAGTGCTATGAAAGCTTCATCTGTTTTCGCTAACGCAGGTATCTCTTTCTCAGTAGTCGGTGATTTTTTCATTGGAACCTCAACACCTAAACTCTCTAAGAACTTACCGAACTTCGGCGCTGATGAAAGTAGTTTTAATACTGCCGCGACGGCTTCATCATCGTCCATACCTAATTCGTATACGCCCATCTGCTTAGAAGCTTCTAGTAGGGCGGTTCGTTTCCGTTCAACTTCTTCTACCAACGTCTTACTCAATAAGTCAGTGTCGCAGTCGAACTGAGGCTCAATCAAAGAACGGATAGTCATATCTATGAGCATTACCTCTGCCTTCTTAGTCTGCGGTATGAGTAGTTTGAGTAACCCGTAACATTGGTCGACGTCCTCTTTGTTGTACACACCCATGTCAGCAACCTCTTGCTCAGTAAAATCCTTTAGGTGTCTACCTTTAGTTTGTAGTAGTGCGAAGTTGTCTTTTTTACCAAGTCTATAGTGTTGTACCAACTTGGCTAACGACAGCCCTACATCTTTAGCATGGATAGGTCTTGCCATCGACAACGTACAACCCCACAATTTCGGCTTGACGTTCAGTCTCCACGATAAAATCATAGAGTCAAAGGCTGATAGGTTGTGCCCTACCACCCAATACTGTGACCAATCCACCTTGTTACAGTAGTCTATTACGTTCTGCTCACCGATTATTACCTCTGTGTCCTCGTCGTTGAATTTAAACGCACAACTTATTATCTCTGTGTCGGGGTGCATACAATATGCGATGGGTGACATCTTGGTTAGGGAGTGACCCACGTCCCAAAAAGTCTCTAGGTCTAATGTGCAAATTTTCATTTAGCCCCCTACAGAAAATACAAACTACTCAGCACTATGACCACTGTGACTAACGGTAACTTAACAAAACATGTATGACAGTTACAAATCTTATCCACTATCTCTTTCGTTTCTATATTTTTTAACATCTTATTTCTCCTCTTTATATAGTTCAGCCCTATAACTAACTTCACTAGAGCTTATTTGTATTTCGTATTCACCATCTACTTTAATGTAAACACTACCATCATCTTCATAAGCAGGACAACAGTTCTCTTTAAACCATCTGATTGCTTGTTGTATTTCAATCTCTGTTTCAACCATCTTATTTCTCCTCTTTTCTTTTTATAACACCTAAGTATTCCTCTACGGTGAACGATTTGTCTAAGTTCCACCCGTTCTTTAGGTAAACGCCCCAATCCATGCAACGACGTTCGCCGTCTATCATTTGACAGAACCAACTCATATCGTTTTCAACAGTAGCCTAGACAAAGGGTCGTAGTAGTTACGCTTGGATATACGCTCTTTGACTGTTTCCGTAGGTATATACACGCTCTCCCCGTTTACGTTGCGATACTTGTTTTGTTTGTGTTTAGCCGGTGGTTTACTAAGCACTTCTATATCTCTAACGCCCATAGACAGACGTGTGCGAGTTGTGCTTAGTGGTACGTTGTACTTGTCAGCGATAGTGCGTGCGGTATGAGTCGTGCCGTCTGACAGCACGAACTCTTTGCACTTATACTTTCTTGCCACTACCCACACCTCTTACTACTTGGGCGTCTCTTACATCTATATGTACCGTGGCTTGTTGATTTCTTACTTAGTCTATTCCCATTAGGGTCTTTTCTACTAGGTACACCCTCTATAATGCTTTTACTCATTTGTCTGACTCCTTTATGTCGTTGGATAAATACTTCACGTCTTGTAACACTAAGTCTACTGCGCACTTAATATGCTGTTCTCTATCTGAACGTGGGTACTCTACTATCTCTTGGATTTCGGCGAGCATATTTATAATACACTCGCATTTCTTTTTGCATAACTCGTTGTCATGTAGTTGCATATTCTCATCTAATAATAATAATTGAAACAACCAACATTATAAACACAGCCGCTAGACCTATCCAAACTAACTTACTAGGTCTATCACTACGGTATTGTTGGACAGGAATGTCTACCGTTGTTTTTGTTTTTGCGGTGGTTTTAACTTTCCTAGGTGTACGTTTCTGCACTGCTGTTGCTAGTGCTTTCTTTAGTTTCCAACCTTGATTAAGTCGGGCGTATACCACCGATGTTGGTATACCTGCTTTCCTCGCCTGCTCGGCGACATTAGTTCTTTTTCTCATACTACTCTCCTTTTTGTTTTAATCTAAATAATCTTTGAGGAACTCGATACTTTGGTGTCTTCTCAGCTTCCGTAGAGCTCTTGTCTTAATCACTTGTACTTGAGGTTTGGTCATGCCCATAACCTCACATATCCCGTCCATCGACATGTCGTCAAACCCCCCTACGCCGAACAGCAAAGCGGTTACTCGTTTTTCACTAGGCGTCAGCACCTTCTTAATGGCTTCTCTGTTACGCTCGTCAACTGTACGTTCACTCTCCGGTATTTTGGAGGGCGGTGCCTCACTAACAATCCTATGAATAGCTGTGGCTCTTTCACATAGGACACTCCACTCGTAACTTGGTAGCATATCTACTCTCCTTTTCCTTTTATCAGCCATACTAAAAAACCTAAGTACGCTACCGATATCGTGCACAAAAAATAAAATATACTATCCATGGTGTGCCCCATTTATAGATAACACTCGCTCACGTCGATCGAGTGTTCCTTCTCCTGCTGATACTAGACCCTCGCTTATTAAAGTTACCACTGCTCTCTTAATAGTAGACAGTGATATATCGTCAAAGTACGGGTGTCTAAGTACTGATGCGATAGTCGCAACCCCATCTTGGTGTGCCACATGACACAGTATGGCAAACTCGGTACTGCTTAACGGTCTACCACTAAACAAAGGGACTCTATCACTAACCTCTCTAACAGTTGTTAGCTTGTGCCAACCTTTTACGAGTTCTGTCTTATTTATCATTACGCTCCTTTTTGGTTTGTTTATTACTTTTGTGTTAAAGTCGAAGATGTACATCATCGAGTAAGCACTCGCTAGTATTACACCTCCAACAATTAATTCCCCCGGAACATACATATTAGTTACCGGCAGAAGTTATTCGATGTGCAACTGCCGCTCGAGTGAGAGCGTCGACGTCGATGTTTAAGTCTTCCGCTGTCGTGACTTCTTTCTTAGCGGCTTTAACTGTTTTCTCTTTTATCTTATCAAGGTACTCAGCGGGGACGTACATCTCCAACTCGGGCATTTCCTTGAGTGCTGTGTTGAGGGACGCGTGGGACAACAAGAAGTCCCGTAGTTGTTTACTTATATTACCAAACAAGTCAACGGTACTCTGTTTTTTATTCTCGTACTCGTACCTACCGTCAACCCACGCTTTGATTAGAGGTGTCATACGGGAGTGTGTAATCTCTAGGGTATCCCATCTACTGAACGATGGGGGCAGTTTGATTTTGTCGTCGTTAGCAGTCTCCAGTGTGTACGCTACGTAGTCCGTTTTTCCCTCCCCTCTAAACCTTACGCTCAAGACATTCTCCATGCGACACCACGTATCGGGCATCTTATCTATGAGGTCGGGTGCTTCAACCCAAGCGGAATCGACTGCCGCTTTGCGAACTTCTTTATATAGAGGTGTACCTATATCTATATCGTCTCGTTTGTTTAGTGCTTTTAGTTCCGCATCTTTCATATTTGCTACTTTAATTTCCACGCTTTCTACTAGCGTCCATGTTCTTCTTACGTATGCCATTTTGCTCTCCTTTTATATTGTAAACGATATTGTTAACAATGAACCACTTCTTATCTTATTTATTAAGTCGGCTCTCAAAACTTTCTCTTGTTCGTCTTGGTCTTTGAGGTAGTCCATTACAAACTTGTGCTTATCTGCCTTGCTAAAACCTCTTGGGATAGGTATCTGCTTGGGTTCTAAACCTGCGTCTAAGTCTTTTAGAAAGACGTCCTCGTCCCAAGAAGTGTAGCCGCCCTCTCGCATTCTTATCATCGCGGCTACGTAGGCACTCGCTTCGTCCAACTTGTCCGGTTTAACCATTTCTACGCTCATGTTGTGACTCCAACTATGTATTCGCTCTGTACCTAAACCGTAGTTACTGAGTAACTGCTTGATAAACCAACTTGTGTCATAACCACAGTCGGCTACTCCGGATTCAATTGCTCGGACTATGATGTTCTGCTTACGCTTAGACCATAGGTTAGTGTCTAGGGTTACTTCTACTTTGCTTACCGCGTCGTTCTTTGCTATCGCAAACGCGTCGTGTACTATTTGTTTTATAGCCATTACTTTCTCCTTTTCTTTGTTATTAAACTTTTTATGTAACAAGCGGCACATAAGTTATGTCCCCAACCGTCTGTCATAAATGATTCCTTACCGCACTTGTAACAACCGTACTTATTCTTTTCTTGGTTTGACATATAGGAAGTCCACCTCTTGAGTAACTCTTGGATACTCAAACCCAACGGTAGCCACGCATTTCATCGATTCGCGGTCAGCGATAATCTCACCGACAATATCCTCCACCGATGAGTCGTGCCACTCCTCTTTCGCCACGTACTTCGATTCGTACCACCAAGACCTGTCTTCTCCCGCTTGGATTCTCCACAGAGCCGACACTGCTATGCGTACTTCTCCTAGAAGTCGTCGTACCTTTTTGGTTTTAAATCTAGGGTCGGGCGTCTGCACTTTTATCTGCATAAGAGGCACGGGTAGTCGTTTCTGTCCTGCCCAATAGGCACTCGCTTGGTTTACGTGGTCGCCTAGAATAGTAGAACTCTTATTGTTCCACCCCTCAAACAATGCTATTGCCACACATTGCTCGTAGTCAACCGCTAAGTGTTGTAGTCCGTGATGTGACACCCACGCTTTCTTAACCGGCTCGGTACACTCCTTATCGAAGTACAGTTTCGGACAGTCTTTGTCCGTAGTCGTTACCAACTGAACGTTGTACTCGGGGTAGAATTTCCTATAGTCTGGGTTGGGTGTTCCTACTACCATCATTTCACCCGATTCAAACTCTACGAACTGCTCATTGACTATGTGGAACGCCTTGAACCTATCCCACGCTCGTCGTCGTTGGGGGTACACGTTGGTAGGCTTCTCTACAAAAAAGTCTTTACTTATCATCTAACACCTCCTTATTAACTACTTGCCTTACGTTCATTTTGTACTCGGGCATACCATCGAAGTGGTAGTCTCCATCATGTACAACTTGCCCTGCTATGTTCATAGCCTCTTGTTCGTTGTCAGCCTCAACTGTTACAACTTCTGATGTCACTTGGTATATCTCTACTTCGTATTTCATTGCTCGTCTCCTTCAAATTTAATAACCTCTCCAAATTGGAAGTTATCTCTATCAGTCGTTAACCACACAGTATCAACTGCATGCTCTTCAATCTCATCTTGGTCGCCCCACCCATCTGTGAAGTAAACCAAACACTCAACCTCACCGGCGTATTCATCTAACCATTTGAACACCGGCTTGAATGACGTACCGCCACCACCTACGGGTTTAAGTGTTATCGGTAGGTCGTCGGGTGTGTACTCAACCTCTCCACCGATGTCGTAGTCACAGTACAAGACTGTCACTTTCTCGGGTAAGCACGTCTCTAGTATTCTGTTTATGTGGGCGTTGAAGTACGCTAACTCCTCACTTCGTAGTGACCCCGACGTGTCGACTGCAATTACTATCTCACCCATACGGGCTACGTAGTCTGCTCCCGGCAAGTAAACTCCTTGCCCGATGAATCTTCGGTTCGGTCTGTTCCAAGAGTAGCCATCTTTAACCTTGGAGTTCATGTACCTCTCTAACTTCTCGTGCCAAGGAGTTGTCACGTTAACCATGTCGTCAATCATTCTCTCGATTGAGGCCGGTAACTTACCCGTGGCTTTCGCGGCTTTCGCTGACTGAATGGCATCAATCTTTGCTTGTGCTTCTAGTTGGTGTACCTGCGATTCGTCTAGTGGTTTCCCGTTACCGTCGACGGGGTCGCCGATGTCTTGCCCGATACCACCACCTGTATCATTGTCGTTCTCGTCGTAGAGTTCCTCTGATGCATAGTTCCTTGCGTCGTGTAGGTGGATACCACCATCAATAAAATCCCCGACCTTTGCATCTATCAACGTGTCGTTAATGACTTTGTCACACGCTACGTTCCACGCACTGGCGTCCCTATGTTTACGCCTTAGTGCATGAGCCAACATATAGTGCATGGCTTCATGTGCCATCAAGAACATAATATTCTTAACGGTTAGTGGTTCAACCCACTCGGGGTTCATCATCATCTGCCCCGTGGCTGTCATCGCCGCAGTTGGTATGATGTTCGTGTACTGTATCGGTCGTTTCGATACTGCCGTTCCAAAGAACGGGTGGTCTAAGATAAGCAGGGCTTTAGCCTTACCTACCTTACGCTCAACTTCTTGTTGGTTAACTGCTACTGTTTCCATTACTCTCTCCTTTTATTGCTTTGTGCATATCTTCTAATGCGTCTTTAACACTATCCACTGCGTCTCTAATACTATTAGGTTCGTTGGATAATGTCTCCGGCGAACTGTCCTCTATCGCTCTGCTTATGTTTAAGTAATACTCGGGGTTATTACCGTAGTAGTCCGTGGTGTTGTCATCTACTGACTCACCGACTATCGCTATTTCCATACACAGTGACGTTCCCTCGAACGCTTGGTCGAACACATCTCTTAGGTTCTGCCAATAATCAACTTCGGGGTAACTGTCGTACCATTTCGTATCCCACCACAACCACCTCATCATTGTTTTGGTGCCTTTGTAGTAGTCGTACACCGCACTCTCGTGGTAACTATCGTGGTTCGGCTCACTTAGCGGGTGGTAGTCTATGTCTTTCGGTTTCCCTTTCAACTTCTCACCGGCTACGAACGCAGTCACCTCGTCCTTATCTCCATATATTAGTATGGCTACATCACTTCGATATCCCATCTTTTTCCTCCTTGTTGATTGTACGTTTCGCTATGTCTTTTAGTAGCAGTGGTTTCCAAAGCCCCCTTATCCCATTGTTGCACTCCTCACAGTACATACCATCTAGTACGACTGCCACATTCCAATCTTGTTTCTTTATGTCCCAAGTTACAATCGCGTCTACAGATACGTCTTTACTCCCACATTGTTCGCATACTATGTATTCGGGGTTTGCGTAACTCATACCAACCCTGCCATCTGACTAACTAGGCTATCTATCTGATTAACTGCTTTCTCACGTACCGTCTGACTGCTACGTAGCATATCCTTACCCATCGGGTTCGCATACTGTCCAACAAGACTTCGTAGGTCGTCAATTTTATTCTGGATTGCAGGGTCGTCGGATAGATTGACTTTGTTCATACGCTCTGCGACATCTACTATATTGTCTATGAGCGTATCTCTGAACACACTACCGTTGTTACCAATAGGTACGCTTAACTTCTCAATCGCACGTTTCATCGGTGTTATCATCGAGTTGAGTACGTGAGTAGTCGCTGACGTTTCCGCATCGTCTAACTGTTGCTGCAGTGAAGCTTTGTCTTCGTCTGATATCCCTACCCTAAAGTCACCGGTCGTCGGTACGGGCATGTATCTAACGTCCACACCAAACTTGGCTCGTAACTCATCTACGTTGGGGTAGTCGCTTGGGTCTGCTAAGTTCGGTTTCCCTCTAACTACTGCAATCTTTGCAAGTCTGACTAAATCCTTCTGAACTTCATCGTCCCAAACAACACACAAGGAGTTAACTGCTTGGTTCGCAGTGTCTACTAATTGTCGCAGTCCGCTAGTGAAGTCCATGTAGTGGTCGATGTTCAGCATATCCACGCCGGTAGTCCAAGGCACAGTGTTGTCCTTGACGTATGTATAGACGTCGGTGAACTTTGAGATAGTATCTTTCACTTTGTTATCTCTACCCTCGAACAAGTGTTTGTTCACGTTACCCGCTCCGTACTTCTTGGATTCCTCTTGGTCTAGTTTGTACGGTGAGTACATACGACGTTTAACGCTGATAAGCACCGCTTTCTCATCGAGTCCTTTCACACTAATTGTCTGTTTCGTCACCGTCACGGGTTTGTGATCGGGTTCAACGACGGTGGGCGATGAGTCGTGCGTCAATGTAGTCGCTGGGTTCTCTATTGTTACGACGGGTACGGGCAGTGGGGCGTCGTTCGTTTCCACTGCTGTGTTTATGGCGTTAGCCAATATGTCATTCATGTTCATACTTATGCTCCTATGTGTATAAAGATATTACTGTGATAATGTATAACACCATCACACCCACAGCGACACCTATCGCTATATTAACTATTGTGTTCATTTCGTTTCTCCTTTTTTGCTTTCTGATACGCTGTCATAAAATCACGTTTAATATCTTTACGTAGACAACCACATGATTTGGTTCTGCCGGTGCGTAGGTTCTGTGGATTAACACTTATCTTCTTACCACACTCACACTCGCATATCCACTGCTTATGTTGTACATCGTAATACTTAGCAGTTAACCTACCAAATGATTCTCCCGTTACGTCTATAAGCCTTTTGCGAAATTGCATGGTCATTAGTTACCACCCATGAAAATGTCCTTGTTCGCTACTGCCCAAGTGATAAAGTCTTTCGTCTGTTGCAACTCGGGGTGAAGTCTCAGGGCGTCGGTGACGTACACCATCTGAAACTCTTTAGGCATACGGTTGATATAAATCATATCCCTACCAAAAGCATCAGGCTCAGTCGTCATACTTAGGGCTGTCGCCACTGCATACTTAACTGCCGGCTCATCGGGTATCTCTGTCTTGTCGGGGTTGAGTCTAATACTATCAACTGATGGCATTTTCCCCATGAGCGAACGTGCCGCTACCCATTCCGCCGCCGCACCTTCTCCAACTTTGCCCTCACAAGCATACATATATAAGTCGGTCGGTAGTTCGCGTGGCACTTCAGTAAATAGTTGAGTCCAAGCACGTTGTGTTGGATTAACCGAACGGTTAGCATCGAAGTCGTTAAGCAGTTGAGGTCTTAACCGCATGAACGCAATACCTAACGGGTCGACATCATGTTCCATCGCCCAACCACACCAATCGTCTAGGCTCGTTTCCATCTCAAACTCATACATACGGTTGGATAAGTGAGTGAGCATCTGTTTCGCACCTGCTCTGTCTTCCACTCTGTTACCCGTTACTAGAAATCGCACGTCTTTGTCTAGTTTGAATGTTGGAGTCTTACGTTCCAAGATAAATCCCGCCGCCCACGTTTGGTGGTGTGTCGATGACTGTGGCAGTTCTTCCAAGACAATCAGACCTGCACCCGTTCCCTCTCTGAAGTTATAAAACATTTCGGTGGGGTTGAAGATAGTCTGACCATCTACTACTGATGGCACACCGGTGAAGTCCACTACGTCGTGGTTGTTAACGTGAACCACAAGGATACGGTCGTCTGCGATATCTAGGTTGTGTCCTACTTGAATACAAGCGTCTGACTTACCCATTCCCGGCTTACCCTTGAAGAATGGTACTGCTGATGGTGATTTACGTAGTATTGATGTCGCTACGTCTACGACTTGGTTAATCGATGGCATTGTTATGCTCTCCTTTGTTGTTAAGATGGTTGCGAGGGTTGCGATGAGTCGTGTTACTTACTCGGGGTTGTACTCCTCTTTTGTTAGTGAATGCTGAACCCAAGGCATGGCGATGCACTCACCCGATTGATAAACGGATAAGTCCTTGTTCAGATGATACTCGCCACAACCGGTGGCGAAGTTAATAAATATCCAAGCGAGTGGTGTTGCTATTGCTATGGACATGAGTATAGATATGAGTACGGATTTTAATCGTAGCATTTTTATCTCCTAGGGGTTGACAGAGTCGAAAACAGATGTTAACATGACAGCGTCTGTCATGTTAGTAAGGACATAACGCCAAATAAGGTAATAAGACAAAGTTTGTATTAAGACATTGTATTAAGACAATAAGACACGCGTAAGTCCTTGATAT